GCGCAGTGCACAAAGTTGTTCAAGAAGCCCAATGACTTGGAGTTGGAAAAGGTGTACATGCCGTACATTCTCTACAGTAAGAAACGCTACGCGGCCAAGTTGTGGGAGAAGGGCAAATCTGGAAAGGTGGAGTTCAAGTACATCGATGTCAAGGGTTTGCAATTGGTGCGTCGAGACAACACCCCACACGTGCGCGAAGTGTGTAAAGAATTGCTCGACGTGATTTTAGAGTCTTCCGAACCCGAACCCCCACAGGTGTTGGCGAGACAGCGGGCGTTGGAGCTCTTGACGGGAGATGTGCCCCATTCGAAGCTCGTACTGAGTCAGTCCCTTTCGGATACGTACAAGGTGAAGGGCATCCCCGTGTCCATCAAAGACATCGACCGCAGTTGGGACATTTCGATGAGTCACGTTCAGGTGCACAATAAGATGCGCCAGAGAAAGCCCGGTTCGGAACCGCAAAGTGGCGACCGCGTGCCCTACATCCTCACCAAGACGGAGGACCATCGGGCCAGGGCGTTCGAAAAAGCGGAGGACCCCGTGTACGTGGAAGAGCACGACATTCCGGTGGACTACCATTATTATTTCCTTAATAAATTCTTAAACCCTGTATGTGACCTGCTCGAACCCCTGGTCCAGGGAGCTAAACAAATCATATTTGGCGAGATTATTGAAAAAAATAAACCCCCAAAGAAGAAGAGGGCCCCGGCCAAGCAAAAGACTACAATCACACAATTATTTAAAAATTTCGAGCTCTCTAAAAATAATGGACGAGCTCAGTCAGAAGATTGCGAAAATAATAGATGACGAGGTGGAGCGACGGGTGCGGTCGCAACTCGACGCCGTCACCCTAGAGTATAATGAAAAGTTAGACGGGTACATCAATCACATCGCGCTGCATCACGGAATATCTAAAGACCTGCTGCTCCGTGATGTTCCAGCGTTCACGGACAGGACGCGATGTAAGGGGTTGAAGAGGGACCACTCGCGGTGTACGAGAAAAGGGACGCATCATGGATATTGCACGATGCACCTGTTTCAGAGGCAACAACTGCAACCCATCACAATAGAGTTACAGACGTCGCACACCCACGGGATGGAGATTTTACACGACCCAACGTGCCCGGCGTGTATTGAACAGGACCGAAAGAAGCTTATAGATTTAAATAGTATATTATTCAATGAGTAAATCCGATATTCTGCTATCATCTATAAATGCCTTTTACAACGACGAAAAGAATAAAGCTACATTGGTGAACATTTTGAATAAAAAGTCGGGCATGTCCCTGCGCAATTTGGAGTGGTTCATCACGAACTACGCAAAGAAAAATCACACGTCCTACACCACCGACGATGGTAAAATGTTCAGCGTGCACACCGCCTACAAGAGTTCGCTCTTGGGTTACAGCAAAAAGCTGTTCGACCCATTCTGTCGAGCGGAGAAGATTTCCTACGTGATTCCGGGAACATCTGAGGAAATTCAAACCACCGTGGCGCAATTGAATTTCATCAAGTGGTGCATTAAGAATGACATCATAGAATTCATGACGGCGAACAAGTCCAAACTTCTCGCTAATAAGCACGGGACATGTACCCATCTTTAAAATTAAATGTTTCATAGCCCGTGTAATACATGTGTAAACTATACGTCTGACTCGTCGGCAGGAGGTCGCACTCGATGGTCGTCTTGTTCGATTGCAACTGACTGAAATCTAAACTTCCCGATGGTTGAACATTCACTGGATTCATTGAGAATGAGTACGAGTAAATGTTTCTAATCGGTCGCGACAATCTCTTCTCGTAAGGGACGTAGTATTTATAAAACGTGTGGTCCGTCGACGTCATGTTCGGTAACTGCGTGCCCTGAATGTAAAAGCTCGCGCGGTCCATCACCGGGTCGAAGAACGTGTTGAGTTCGTCAAAATTCACGTTCGAGCTAAAGTTGAATCTGTTGTGCATGTAAAAGTTACCCTCCTCGGTCTCGCCCGGTTCCTTGACGATGGCTGGGTCTTCGAACTTTGTGTTTCGGAAAAACCAGTGCAAGGTTTTCACCGGGATGTTTGGTACCAATTGATTCTTAATGAAATTTTGATTCGGGTCCGTGACGATGACGGGGTGTTTCTTCACGATGTCCGTGACCCAAAGACCTTGGTGATTCATGGTGTACAGGCGTTCCTCCGCACCGAGGGTGATTTCTTCGGTGACGATGTCGAAGTGCGAGAGCGTCAGCGTCTGCGCGGTGTTCGAAAAGAACGTCTGTGGGTGAAAGGCGAATTCAAATTCAATCTTCTGTCGATGACACGCACACGCCGGGAAGTAAGGTCGGTTCGGTTGGTTGGATTCGTACTCATCCGACGCAAACTTTCGCGCGAAGAAAAAGTTCAGGGGCACGACGACGTCCGATTCGTACTCGGCGTAGTTGTTGGCCGTTTCAGACGTGTCGAACGCGAGCGAACGATTGACCAGAAATCGATTCGCCACTTTTTCGGACATTTCCGTGTACAATTCGTCGTGAAGAACGCCCCAATCGCCCCAAAACGTTTCCACCTCCAACTCGTCCACGAACATTTTCACGTGCGAGAGGAGATGCCGCCCCACCTGGTCCGCGTAGTTTCCACCCACTTCGAGCGCGGGAAGGGTGACGCTCAGGTACATGTTCGATAAGAGGTCGCCCATGTTTTTCGGGTCGAACTGCACCTTGATGGTTTCCCCAAAGGGCCACGTGTCTGGTCGATTCGAGGGTGCGGTGATGTTTCGATTCCTATGGTACTTTCTAAATTCAGAGTGACGCGGTGTCTTGTCATTAAAAAAACTTTCTTCTGGGTTTTTCGAAAGCAGGTATGTATCCTGTTTCCCGATGGCACTGAGTGCGACGTGCGCAGCTTCACCCATGCTTACTCTATGCTTACAATTTTTTGAGGTCGTTCTGCCACATCTGCGTGTGCGTGATTTTCTTGAGTTCAGCGAGCTCGCGTTCAGCCTGAGCGGCTTCTTCCATGAGGGCTCGCACCGCTTCCTCGGTGTATTGGTACGTGCGAATGTTCAAAAGGTAGTCGAACTTTCCATCAATCATGGGAAAGGTGTGTAGCATTTCTTGTTCGAGTTCGGCGCGTTTTCGCTTGAAGACGCGGAGTTTGTCATCGACCACCATTTTTACGAATAAAGCCTTGTGCGTACACACGCGCGACCGCTCTTGATACTCCTTGATGAGATGCGCTTTTCGTTTGACGTAATACTCCAGACGCGCCTTGATGAAGTCCGCCAGGATGGCTTCGGGGGTTTCGTACCGATGGATGCCCTTCTGTGGATGAAACAAATGCATGTTGGAGGTGTGAATCACTTTACGCAATCTGAAATCCTTCACGGGGTCGTCCCCGGTGTATCCCGTGATGACGAAGTGCACGTCCTCGATGGTGCTCTTGTTGGTGTACGCGCTGATGACTTTTTTGTCCACGAGTTCGTCGAGTGATTCTTTGAAATCTTGCGTCCATCGCCCGGGGGGGAGTTCGGTGACCACGCCGTTGGTCCACACACCCTCGGCGACCCATGACCCATCGGATTTCGTAATGGTACCCTTAAACCCCCTGTAATACGGAGTCATCTCCAACATTGGTTTGTCACCGAGTGCTCGCGCGATGTTTTGTACGATGTCCTTGGGGTTAAATGGTGGCACGGAACAGCTGAACCCCGTGCCGATGCCTTCGGTGCCGTTCACGAGAACCATGGGAATGATGGGCATGTAAAACTCGGGTTCGATGGCGCGTCCGTCATCTCGCAAGTGCGTGAGCACGGGTTCATCCAGAGGGTTGAACACGCGGCGCGTCTCGGGCGCCAACTTTGTGAAAATGTACCTCGTTTGAGACGCGTCTTTACCACCCATGAGACGCGTTCCGAACTGCCCACAAGGCACGAGGAGGTTGATGTTGTTCGAACCCACGTAATCGTTCGCCAACTTGACGATGGTGTCCGCGAGGGACACTTCACCGTGGTGGTACGAACTCTTGTCGGCGACGTAGGCGGCGAGCTGAGCCACTTTCATCT